CTATACTGACGTGAAGGCCAGCACATACAAGAAAATGTGGGAAAAGGCTTGGGCTATTCTTGAGGCGGTGCCTCTGGACTGTCAGCATGTGGCGACGATACTTAACGGCCCTAAGATAACGGATTTCTTCTGGTGCATCATGGGGCATGACAATTGCGTGATTGATGGACATGCTTGGGGCATTGCATACGCTGACCGCAGGGTTATGCAAGAGGTGCCTAGCATTGGCAAGAAAGCGCGGGCAGAATTGCAGGATGCCTATCGGGTGGCGGCACATACTTGGGGTTGCAAGGCATACCAGATGCAGGCAATCACGTGGGTTGCATGGCGTCGTATTCACGGCATTAGCTAAGGGAAGGGGAAAGACATGGACTATAACGCAATCATCTATGAGGCTAAGTTTGAGGCCCGTAAGTTAGGGCAGGCTTTCCTAGACGAATACTATGGCGGGCAAGATGCAGGCATGTGTGGCTTTGCATGGGTAAACGTCAGACCTATGAATAAAGGCAACACTAAGGCAGGCAAGGAAGAACGCAAGGTGCTTAGGGCTATGGGCTTTGAGCTTGATTGGACGGGCAAAGAGTTTCAATGGTGGAACCCTTCGGGCTTGGGTTGCCAGAACGTTGATGCTAAGTATGCCGGGGCAAAGGCTGCAGCTAGTATCCTAAGGGAACATGGGTTCAATGCTTCGGCTGGAATGCGGTTGGATTAATCTGGAGGATATGCGAATGGACAAGGATAAACTGTTGTCGTTTCTTGATGATCTAGCGTATGATCTCAAGGTGGTGCAGGCTAATGCGTCACAGGCTAAGCAGGATGCGTTCAGGTCTTATGATGTGGCGGATGCTGTCGACGGATTGGATGGCGTGATGGATGGCGTCAAGGCTATTAGGGATAACATCCTGAACGTCAAGGAAGATTTGGAGTTTTGGTCGATCATGGAAAGGGTCGGGAAATGAAAAGAGTTATCGAACACTTCGACACAGAGGTGGAGGCGATTGCTGAGGGTGAACGCTGCAAGGTTTTACTCTATGGCTATGGGTATCGGTATCAGGTATACCATACGGATGATGGGTGGGTCTTGGATTCCACCAGATACACAACCTGTGATTGAACATAAGGGGACGACAAATGCTACCTGAAATGACACTGGCTAACGTGCGGGACTTCATGATTATCATGTGGGTTGCGCTGCAAGGGTTCGGGTGGTTCCACCCTACTTCCTACGGTATCTTCCAAGCTCAGGTGGAAGAAGCTTACCTTGAACATGCAGAACGTCTTGGATACTGGGAGGAATGACTATGCACGTGAAGTATCTTAAGGAACCTAAGCAGGCTAGGTTTCCCTCTGGTGACCCTAACCTTACGTGCCTCACAAAGAAGCGTGGTGACCTACGAAAGGCTGTAGAGGATGCAGAGTGGTTAGGGGAGGCTGAACGTCTCTCCAGTATGGAAGAAGAACTGTTCTGGGTAGAGGATCAGATCGCCAAGGGTTACCTCTATGAGCCTAACTTCTAATGGCGTGGACCATCCTTGTTCTTCTTGTCGTCCTGAACCTTCACCTCATACTTCCGCTAGTGATCTGTCTCTTTAGTATGCTATGGAAGAATTGAGTTGACGGGTCAGAGAAAGTTGATACCCTAGGGCTTGTCCCTGACAAGGGTTCTATATGTCTATCCCCTATAGGTCAGGCCATAGCAGATGGCACTAACGTAAGGACTAACGTAAATGACTAACACTAAATCTCTACCCTCTGTAGACTACCTACGTAAGCGCCTACGTTATGAGCCTGAGACAGGTAAGCTGTTCTGGCTGGACTACGAGGGTATGCCTCAGAGGTGGCTCACTAGGTGGGCAGGTAAGGAAGCTTTCACTGCTTACTCCAACGGCTATCTGATAGGCGGTATCTGTGGTGTGATGTTCCTAGCGCATCGTGTTGCTTACGCAATCCACTACGGGGAATGGCCAGACGATCAGATCGACCACATCAACGGTGTTAGGCGCGACAACCGCATCAGCAATCTTCGCGTCGTAAACCACCAAGAGAATCTCCGTAACGCAAACATGAAGAGAAACAACACGAGTGGAATTACTGGGGTTGTTTTGCATAAATCTACGGGTAAGTGGCTTGCTCGGATATGTGTCGGTTACCGCCGAATACACATTGGCTACTTCGACACCCTTGAGGAAGCGACAGCAGCCCGTAAGGAAGCAGCAGCCAAGTATGGGTTCACTGAACGTCATGGCACTAAGGCGGAGTAAGTAGAATGACTAATCTAACACATAAGCCTTGCCCCTACGTTGACTGTGGCAGCACTGATGCTTTCTCATGGGACGACGACAAGGGTTGTGGTAAGTGCCACTCCTGTGGTAAAGGTTATCCTAGTCGTAAGTGGCCTAGGTTTGATTGGGCCTCAGAAGAATACCCTACGCACCACATCACAAGAGAGGATGCAGCCAACATGAATACCCCTACGCTATCTGTCGTCGCTGAGGAGTTCCTTACGCCCGTCTATCGGTCTATGCGTTCTATCTCCGAAGACACCATGCGCTTCTATGACGTTAAGACTATGGTGAATGCTGACGGAGAGAGCGTCAAGCAAGCCTATGTCTACCCGTCTGGTGGTCGTAAGGTAAGAACCTTGCCTAAGTCTTTCCGTGCTGAGGCTGGTCTCAAGGGTGACGAGTTGTTCGGCATGGACAAGTTCAATGCGGGCAGTGCTAAGGCTGTCGTCATTACCGAAGGTGAGCTTGACGCTATGTCAGCCTTCCAGATGCTTGGTGGCAAGACGCCTTGCGTAAGTATCCCGTCAGCGACCCCTAGCCAGAAGCTCTTCGAGAAATGCAAGGAGTGGCTTGACAGCTTCGACAAGATTTATGTGTCGTTTGACAGTGACAACAAGGCTGAGGGTGTGGCTGAGAAGCTTGCTAACCTCTTCCCTAACCGGGTGTATGCCATCCCCCACGACAAGTATAAGGATGCCAATGAGTTCCTTGAGGCGGGTGCGCGTGAGAGCTATCGCAATGCGTTCAGCCATGCGAAGAAGTTTATCCCTGAGAATATCTTCAACACCCCCGACCAATTCTTGTCGATCCTCCATGACGATGATGATAGTAGTTATGTGTCGACAGGTATCCAATCGCTTGACGACGTGATCCTCGGCCTCATGCGTGGTCACTTCACGGTGTTCCAAGCACCCGAAGGTATCGGTAAGACCGAGTTCATGCGCTATCTGGAATACTCCCTGCTGACCCAGAACGACGACATCAAGATCGCTATCTGCCACATGGAAGAGGTAAAGAAGCGTAGCCTCTTGGGTCTGGTGTCGTATGAGTTGAAGAAGAACGTGACCCGTAAGGACTTGATCCATAACCAGACCGAAGTGGATCAGGCTATTATGAAGCTGTCGGGTGATGAACGCCTGTACCAGTTTACCTTGGGTGTCGACGAAGACCCCTTGGAGATTCTGGAGCGTATTCGTTTCCTGACTGAGGCGTGTGGCGTAAGCTACATCTTCTTCGAACCCATCCAAGACCTTGCGTATTCGCGTCAGGGTGACGAGAGTGTAGAACAGTTCTTGTCCCAGTTGTCGACCAAGCTTGCACGTATCTCCGCTGAGCTTAACGTAGGGATCGTGACCATTGCCCATGAGAATGATGATGGGGCTATCCGTGACTGCCGCATGATTGGTAAACGTGCATCTGTCGTCATCAAGCTTGAGCGTGACAAGATGGCCAAGGATGATGAAAGCCGTAACACTACCAAGCTTCTTGTCGTCAAGAATAGACCGACAGGTTCCACAGGCTACGCGGGGCAATTGTTCTTCGATAGCGAGACGTTCACCCTCTCAGAGAAGTTTATGTGATATGCAGCTTTTACCTACGATCTGCGCCATCCTCTACACCCTTGGTGCCTTCCTCTACTACCTGCACCAGATAACCATTCTCTACTTCAAGGAGGTCGACGACTACAGCGAGGCTAAGGTTCTGACTAACGCAGTGATCTGGCCTTGGCGTACACTAGAGATCGTGGTAGATTACGTTCTTACGATGAACAGAAAGGATGAAGACGATGAGTGACTACAACAACGGACAAATCTGGGAAATGATCTGGAAACTCCTGCACTGGATTGGTCTGCATAAGAACGAGGTTAGCCGAGTCCATGTCACTGATCGCGGTCACATCGTATTTGAAACGCGCTGCATGATTTGCGGTAAACTGGAGTGTCATTATGACTGACCAAACATGCTGTGGCGCTTGCGGCTATCCAGTACATGCGACCAAAGAAAGCGCCTGCGATTGGTGCCGCCAATCCGCCAACCGCATCGAAGCCCTTGAAACCAAGCTAGCGAAGGCGGTGGAGGCTTTGGAGTTTTACACCGGGTATGATGATGATGGCTCCATCGCCCGCGCCACCCTCGGAGCCGTGTCGGAGACACATAAGATCAAAGGAAAGAGCCATGACTGAGAACGAACCCTTCCAAGTTGTCGTCACTAACGTTGAGGAACATGAGGATGGTGCAGCTACCTACTCATTCGCTATGGACGACAAAGCTCAGGTAGAGATAGCGAATATCGGCCTAGAGTTTATGCTCTACTGTGCCTCTTACGGACTAGACCTGCAGTATGTGCTAGAGAACCTTAAGCTCATTGCTGAGCATCAAAAGGAAGAGAGTAAGAGTGAAGATAGCGCAGCGTAGCGAGCAAAGCTCTTATAAGACAGTATTGACACACCATGCACTGTCGTGGTCTACAGGCAAGCCTGTGGTCGTCAAGGTGACGTTACCTAGGGAGCCGTGGGTAAAGGAGGACAAAGATGAATAACTTCCTGACTTGGTGGGAGCGAAGGGGTTGGTGGTTCGCACGTAAGCACAACCTAACGGAAGAAGTCGTAAAGGAGATATGGGATGAAGTGTGTCGCTATGGATATCGAGACTGACGGGCTGGACCCTACGCGCATCTGGGTGATCTGCTCTAAGGACTTGGACACCGGGGAAGTCATGCAGTTCCTCAACCCATCTCATGTCGTCGAAGAGAAGGAACGCTTCCGTGAGTATTGCAAAGATGTTGTGGATAGTGGGGGAAGGTTTGTATTTCATAACGGTCTTGGCTTTGACGTTCCTGTTCTACACAGCCTCATTAGCCCTGACTGCATACCTTATCTATCTGTTGTCGACACCCTCATTGTGTCCCGTATGATCGACTACGACATCAAGGACGGACACAGCTTGAAGGCTTGGGGTATCCGCCTCGGTCTCCACAAGGGTGAACACAAGGATTGGTCTAAGCTCTCGCAAGAGATGATCGACTACTGCCACCAAGACGTTCTGGTTACCTGTGCTCTATTCGAACGCTTCCGTAAGGTGATCTTCGACAAAGAGATGGCGATGGGTCTACGTTGTGAACACGACATCCAAATCCTCTGCGAAGAAATGACGACCAATGGGTTCAAGTTTGACAAGGAGAAGGCTGAGGAGTATCTGGCTGAGGTCACTGAACGTATGAATGAACTTGAGGCTGGCTTCCAGAGGGACTTCCCAGCTAAGCTTCAAGAGGTACACAGGGTCAAGTTCAGGGTAAAGCAGGATGGGTCACTGTACTCCACTGTTGTCGATGCTAAGAAGAAATACCCTGTCACTCACGTCGATGGAGAAAACTTGATCTGCAAGGATTGGGTACCCTTCGACCCTGCATCACCCCGTCAGCGTATCGACAGATTGTGGGAAGCAGGATGGACACCCGTAGACAAGACAAAAGGACACATAGAGTATGAGCGTGAGCAACGGATCAAAAACAAGTCCAAGTGGCAAGGACGAGGAAGATGATCGTGGCGCTAAGTTTGCCCGCTACGGGTGGATGTGCAATGAGATGAACCTGTCGACCCTCCCAGAGGATGCACCTGATGGCGCTAGGAACCTATCGGAGTGGCTCACCCTTGAGGGTCGTAGATCAAGTCTTGTCGAATGGCTGGGCCACGTGAAGGACGACGGACGCATCCACGGTAGGTTCACCCACATTGGGGCATGGACGGGTCGTATGGCTCACTCAGCACCTAACCAAGCGAATATCCCTGCGGCCTTCCACGGCACCGCTAAGAGTGCTGTCGACAAGGTGAAGGAGAAGTACGATGGTAAGATGCGTGGGCTGTGGGGTGTTGAGGCTGGTAACTGGCTCGTAGGCACTGACGCTGAGGGTATCCAGCTACGCATCCTTGCCCACCTGATGAAGTCTGAGGAGTACATTCACGCTATCGTCAGTGGACGTAAGGAAGATGAGACAGATATCCATAACCTGAACAAGCGGGCTTTGGGTATGTCGCATGTGACTAGGGATATGGCCAAGACCTTTATCTACGCCTTCCTCCTCGGGGCAGGTAACGACAAAGTGGGGCAGATTCTCAAGGTCAGTGCCAAGGAAGCGGGTCAGGC